TCCTGTGTTATCTGTTCGCTTGACATTTTATTTATCCTTTTTTTGCAGCATTGATTTTATAAATAGAAGAACGCTGCGTTGTCCTTCCATATATGCAGATTCATGGCTATCACCTTTAATGTTTGTGGTAGTCAGAAAATGACATCTTTTTTCAAGATCAGCCATGACTCTTACGCCTTCGTCTGAATTGAATATTACTTTATAATCTGTTTGTAATTGTTGTAAGTATTTCTCTAGTTGTTTTGTGTCCATACTATTCACCTTCTGTATTTGCTACTGCTCTTGCCTCTTCTGGCAATACTTTCGCTAGTGGTGCTATATCTCCTCCTGCTTTGGCAACCTGTTGCAGTTGTTGCATTTGTGCCATTTGTTCTTGTTGTTGTGCCGCTTGCTCTCTTTCAGCGTTAACTTGTGATTGTAGTTTTAAAACTTTTTGCGGTACGCCAACTAAGTCTGCTACATGTTTAACTAACGCATCAAAGTTTATGTAATCAAATACAGGAGCAACATTAGAAAGTGATCCTAATATTTCTATTGCTCTAGTTATTGATGAAAGCTCTGTAGATTTTTGTGCTTTTGCTAAAGGAGAAACATATTCAATTTCAATATCTTGACCTGATAAAAATTCAGGAGCTTGTGCAAACTGATTGTTTCTAAGTAATATTGCAAAACATCTATCAATCATTGGTTTTAATAATTCTGATTGTAGTCTACCTAATACTGGACCAAGTAATCTCATCTTCTCTTCGTTTCTTTGTATAACCTCTGTTGCTGTCATTTGTGGTCCTTGCTGCAACATTAATTGATTTACATAAAATACTTCTCTAATAGAGTTTCTTCTTTGCTCTTCCATATTCAAACCTAATGGATTGTTTGCACCAATGTTTAATGGTTCAATTCTATCTCTTGTACCTGATCTATAAAAGTTAAGTCCTCCCGGTACAGTTCTAACTGGTAATAAGAAACCATCATCAGGAACTAATAAAGGTGGGTCTACTTGTTTCTGTGCAGCCTTGATAGTTGTCTTTGACATTTCATTTAACATCTTGACATCTGGTAAAGCTGTCATGGCAGGTGATCTACCATATATTTCATGTGATGCTTTTAAATATCTTGGTACTACAAAAGGAAACTCAACAAAGCCACCTACTGATAGTTCATTACCATTTTTGTATTCAAGATAAACAGATTCAAACTCCATGTTCTCTTTATCTTTTTTTGTAGGATCAAACTCTATTCTTGGATATACTGCATGTAATATTTCAATATCATCGAATGGGTCTTTCTCAACTTTTGTTTTAGCTTCTTCTGATAAAAAAGTTCCAAACTGTTGTGCAGCAGCTCTAAGAGTAATTTTAAATTTTCTATATACTGTATCTATTCTACCTTTATCATTTTCAGTAATATAGATTTCGTTTATGTGTCTTGTAGAAAATTTTAAAAGATCACTTTGATCTTCCTCAATAAACATTGCAGCAGTACCAAATGTAATAAGATCATGGTACAATTCAAATATTTCTTGTTGAAAGTTTGATCTATTAAAAGCTGTGTACATTGTTTCTGTTACACCTTCTAACCAAAGTTTAGCTTCATCATCTTGATCTAAAACTTGATCCTTATATCTTAGTGAAAACCAAGGAGTAGAAGGATTAGTCAACATTCCATGAAGAGATGCTGCTAATAATTCTACTGCTTGTAATGGAGAGGAGTCGAAAATTCTTTCTGTTCTTTTATCACCTTTTGATCTAGTTTTAGTTACATCTGCTTTTCTAGGTTGCATAAAGTCTGCAACTTCTTGCCAATGTGTTTCCCAGTTTTGTCTTCCAGTTTTAAGGCGATCAAATCTCGCCATGATAGTTTTTGTTAAATCAGTTCTTGCCATTATACGCCTAGTAGTATTGGTTTACTTAATGTAAAATCTTTTGATCCACCTTGTTGAAAGATAAACCTTCTTCTTCCTCTCTTCTTAGTTTTTCTTGCATCGTATTCTGTTTGAGTTTGTTGATCATCAGCAAGTTTTCCTTCTGTTGTAAGAATTGTTTTACCACCAACATTTTTAGATGTAACAACATTTCTTGTTGCAGCTCTTGCTTCTTTTTCTACATTATTATTATCTGATTTTATAAATGTTTCTCTATATTCTTTAGTTCCATCTTTTTTTGTAAATACTGTAAACTCTCTTCTAAAACCTGCAGCAGTATTACCATAAGCATCTATTTTACCTTCTGATCTTAACTTCATATAATCTTTGTAAGATTTATCTTTTTGTGCTGCACTCATAGATTCAAATTCTGATTCAGTTAAAGCTGGTGATTTTCTATCTTTTAATGAGGTAACTACTTTAAGGGGTCTGTATTTGCCAGCCTCTAAAACACTAGGTTTATCCATTTTTAAAATAGAAGTTTTGTAATTTGGATCAGCAAAAAATCTTCTATTTTCTCTTGCTCCTTTTTCAAGTAAAGGAGTTACCATTCTTGTTAGTCCCGGTAATTTTGGTATCTCAGCAGCATTAAAAAATTGTTCATATCTTTTATCTCTAAATTTAGAAGTGTCTGCAGTTTTACCTGTGCCTGAAAATTCATTAGCTTGATATGTTTTTTCAAATTCTTTTTGTTTTTCATTTTGTATTCTAGTTCTGGTAGTTTTTCTTTTTGTTCTTGTTCTTGAAAAAGCAGATGATCCTCCAGTTTTTTTATTAGATGCTCTTTCATGTGCTGCTGTATGACCCGGCATAGTTAAACTCCAAATGTTAGTTCTGATTTATTTTCTTTTTTTGTTTCAGATACAGTTTCTTTTTTTAATTCATTTTCGTAAGAAATATCTGTAGCGTGATCTTTAATTTTTTCGTAGGTTCTTTTAGTCTCTACAACTGGTTTTGTTTTTTTCTTAAATAAATTTTTAATTTTCTCAAACATTATTTACCTAGTAAAGTATCAAGAGCTTCCTCTTCGGTTTCTTGTATCCCAAGTGGACCAGTTAATATAGTATCTTTTCTACCTTTTCTTTTTCTTCTAATTGCGTCTTGTTCTTTTTTAATTCTTTCTTTTTCTTCAGGTGTCAATTCATTTGAAGGTGGCTCTGGTGCAGGTGGTACTGGCGGTAGGGTTGGTGGTTTTGGTGCTAAAAATCCCATAATTATAAAATCCTATATTCATTATCTGCTACACTTTGTGGAGCAATTTGTCTATCATTTAATTCTTGTAGTCCAACTGATAGATACCTCATGGCATCAGATGCGTGTGAACTCCAATCGTGTACAGGCTTTGATCTAAACATTCTGTTTTTATCAATATACTTCCTGTGGTAATGTCTTAACGCATCTATCAAGTTTTTGCAATGGTCTGTATCAATCCAACATCTAGGTAGTACCATAGTAGTTGCGTGTATGCCATCTTCTAATGGTATTTTTGGTACTACTTTAAACCTTATTCCTAGCTGATAAGCGACCTCTCTTCGGGTTTTGCCATTGCTAAAATCTGTAACTTCGATGTCGTGTGGTGCAAAATGATCTTTGTAAACATAATCTTTCTCTTTCAACATTTGAATATAGTGCGGTAAACCTTTGCCTCTTTCTTCATGGTAGTCAATAATATTGATTGCTCGACCTAGTTGTTGATAGAATATTATTGCACTATGATCTGAAACTCCTAAATCCCATGCGGTTGATACTGGGAGGCTAGGGTCGTAAGGAACTCTAGTTAATTGTTTTTTATCTTCTAGTTTAGCTATCTCATCTCCATAGATAGCACCCTCAATGTTAGCAATCCAATCGCACTCAAACTCCTGTAGGAACTTTTTCTCACCCATGACTTCCTTCGCTTTGCTCAACTCCTCTTCATCTACAATGTTAGTTTTGCTTGCTTTAGCTTTGTAGCTAAACCAATCGTCTGCTCCTTGTGCATGTTGATACAATTCATAAAAGTTATTGTTCATTCCTTGTGGTGTTCCAATAAACACACAGTACCCCTTTCTGTCAGATAGTGCTGGTCTAATAATCTCAGGAAATAGTTTATCATTTACATTCGCATACTCATCAATAACACAACCATCAAGATATATACCTCTTAAGCTATCTGAGTTTTCTGAACCAAGTAATGTAATACGAGAACCATTAGGTAAATCTACCCGCAGCTCTGTTTCATTAAATTTTGTAAAAGGTATTTTAGCAGTAAATTGTTTCATATAATCCCAAGCAATAGCTTTTGATTGTTTAAAGGTGGGTGATATGTAGGCATACCTAGGATTTTTGTTCTTAGATGTAAGAGCTGATCTTATTAAATGATTGATCATACAAACTGTCTTGCCAAATCTTCTATGGCAAACAAGCACAGACCATCTATGTTTTAATATTTCTTTATGAAGAAACGCTTGATGTTTCCTAGGTGTGTAAGGTATTTTAATATCCATATCTAGTGGATGGCTTTACTTGGCATACTAATAGGCTCAAAATCAAAACCCATACAAAGCATTGCATAAGTAATAAATAGCTGTGAAGCTGTGTTATTACCAAAGCCAACAAATCTAATAATTACATCATTACTATCTTTGTCTATGTAAGCTATTGATTCTAAATTATCCATCGTAAAGTAGTCCATATACAACATATAGTTTATTATTGGTGGTCTGGCAAGATATGGAAAGATGGTGGGTGGAACTGAGTGGGTGGCTGTCTGTCTAAGGGAGTCCTCGAGTCCCATGTATATATATATATAATTTTGCGGTCGCATTATGGGGTATACCGGGGGTAAACATTTCTAAAAATGTAAGTATAGCTAAAAAATATTACTAACGATAAATAAATATTACCGATAACTATTAATTATCGGAGGGTGATCCGATTATATATGCGTGAAAAAAAAATTCCGGGTTGAAAGTTTAAATAGCAACAATCAACCCACCAATTAAAATTAATATAGACTTGCCATTATGACAATGCTCACAGCTCCAACGCCTAATGCAATTGGAAGCAACATTTCAATCATCATTATTTATTACCTTTATTTGTTTATTAATTAAATTATTCTTTTTATTTTTATATTGGACCTGAACAACCTCACCGGGTTTGAACTTACCCGGTAAAGCCTTCAACATTTTCTTGAAGCTCATAGCTTCAATAGTTTGATCATTAACTTGATAAATGTAACGCATATTATTTATTATTCATATTGATCAAAGTTTGTTTAACAAAACTTGCAACTTCATTTAAATCTTTTTGTACTTGGTCCTTTTGTTTTTTAGTCAAAGATTTTCTAATTGCTTTGGCTCTTCTATTTTCTTTGCACCATTGAGACAATCTTTTATTCCAATTTTTAGATTGATAAGTTGTTTTTTCTGTAATCATATTTCTTCCTTTGTTTGTTTAGATAAAATTAATAAAACATTATGTCCAAATTATGGCAATCAATTTAATATAAATATTTTTATAGTTGCCTTAATTCTGCCATATTGATAGCCGATAAGGTTATAAACAACTGAAAGGAAAAAAAAATGACAAAAGAAAAAAAACTAACTGATTGTGAAAAACAATTAAGAAGAATGGTAAATAATATTGCTAGTGAAATTAATGGGGATAAACCAATAGACCCGGAAAGCTGCCAAAGATACCACGAATTAAGTGATGAAGAAAAAAAAGACTTTCAGCCAAGTGGTTATGATTTTTTAGATGATGTCTATTCTATTAAATGGATCATAAACCAAGATAAGAGCTATAGCGGTGCTATGCTTTTGGTTGCGGGTGGAGGTCCTAACATTTGGGTTAATACAGAAGATAATCAAGTCGAGGGTTATTGGGGTGGCGATAAGTATATAAAATACTTCAGCGATCAAATTGGATTAGATAATGCTTGTGAAGAAATGTATGGAGGTTATTAATGATCCAATTATTATCCGGGTTTTTTTTTAGTGTTCTTGGTCCTATAATTGCTTTACATTTTGACTTCCAGATAGGAATATTAATAACCTTTGGCGGGGTATATGCTGTCTTTGATGCTCTGCCAAATAACAAACAAGAAAGGAAACAATGACAAAAGAAAATAGAATAATAACTAAGCTATGGTCTGTAATAATACTATTTGTTATTCTAATTTTGTTTACTGGTTGTGCTAGTAAGCAAGTATTAGTTGGCAAGAAATGTATTGTTGAAGACAAAGCAGGTTATGACAATTCAAAAATAATAACAAAATCTTATGTTTGGTTTGTTGATAAAGATAAAAACTGGACAAAAGAAATAAATAAAAACAACTGTGAATAAACTAAAACTTGAGACCCTTTGTAATTTTATTCTTGCAAGGGGTCTTTTGTATCAACAATTTCTTCAGCGTTTAAGTCAACAAGATCAGGTGTCTCTTGCCAAGATACAGAAATTTTCTGATCTATATTCTGTTTTATCGGCTTATTATCAGAGTAAAGATCGGTCAATTTCCCGGCTAAGTAAGTTATAAATTTTGTTTTCTCTCTGATCCATAGTATCTGATTTGGGTTCTCTACTTCTTGATACTGAAAGATTTGCAACAACTTATCAATTAATGTTTGGATACCAATTTTTCTAGCCTCAGTAATTTTATTATTCAATTCTGGATTTTTCTTTAAGATGGAGTAAAACTTCATCAAGCTGGTTTGTGATGGGTTTAACTTGTGGTCCTGTATTATTTCGGTAAGGGTTTTTCCTTCGATAAGATTGCTTATGATAGTATCTTGATTTTTGATTAGTTCCAAGTCTAGGTTTGATTTTTTCAAAATAGTATTTTGAGACTTCTTCTCTTGATTTATTTCTAAATTGGTAGAGTGCTTGGAGTTGGTTGATTCTTGTGTCATCTGTATAGTTCTTTTGATTGAATCCTTTTATATTATTACCGCCATGAAACCTACATAAATATTTACCATTGGCAGTAAGATAACCTTTAGCTTGACAGGGTCGTTTACTTCTTCTTGTTAGACTTTGACAAAAAACTTTTCGTTGCTGAAATCCTGCCATATTTTTCCTTATTCTTTGCTACCTTATTCTTATAAAAGTAATTGGTTTTCTTCCC